ACGGGTGGAGTTCCGTTACAGGACCTCCGAAAATAAACCAACCAAGCGGTATAACCAGTAAACGATTCACAAAGTTCAAGGAGAAGTAAAATGGGTAACCAAGTAACGCAAGAAACGCTTGACGCAATCAAGAAGGCCGGTAGTCAGGCCAACGATGAATTGCGCAAAAGCATTGGTCTGGCAACAGGGCTGGTCGCGTATGACCTCCAGGCGCCAGCCAAAAATCTGTATCCTGTCATCACGCCTATTCGCAATGGTATTCCGCGTATCGGCGGTGGCGTCGGTACAGCGACAAACTGGCGTCAGGTCAGTGCCATCACAGGCTCTGGTGTCGCTTCCATGCCCTGGGTTCCTGAAGGTCAACGTACTGCTCGCATGAGTTACACCACGGCGAACAAGGCGGCCACCTATGTGACTCTCGGCGAAGAAGACGATATCTCTCTCGAGGCGATTCACGCGGGTCGCACCTTCGAAGACCTGAAAGCCACGATGGTCGTCCGTCTGCTTCAGCAGACCATGATCAAGGAAGAGCATGCAGTACTGGGCGGCAATGCCTCGATCGCGCTTGGCACCCCTGTCACGCCGACGGTGGCCAACGCGGGTACTGGTGGATCGATCGCAGCCGCCACTTACAACGTGGCCGTCGTTGCTCTCACCTATGAGGGCTATCAGGTTGCTTCACTGGCCAATGGCGTCTCGCAGGCGAACGTCATCACGGGCGCAGATGGTAAGACGTACACGTTGAATGGTGGCAGCTCGCAGAAGTCTGCTACGGCGCCCACCACCACGTCAGGCTCCACCAGCACGATCAGCGCCAGCACCACGGCCATCCAAGGCGCCGTCGCTTACGCCTGGTTTGTTGGTACGTCTGGCGCCGAGAAGTTGGAAGCCATCACCACCATCAACAGCGTGAAACTACTGGCCCTGGCAGGTACTCACCAGGCACTGTCGGCCGTGACCGCTGACTGCTCGCGCAATACGAGCTATGCCTTCGATGGTCTGTTGACCAACGCGCTGAACACCGCGAACGCCTCAAACGTGACCATCCTGGCCACGGGAACGGCGGGAACGGGAACGCCTCTCACGGCGTCAGGTCGTGGTTCCATCAGTGAGATCGATGCGATGCTGAAGACCATGTGGGATACGTATCGCGTCAGCCCGACGGTGATCTACGTCAATTCCCAGGAGCAGAAGAACATGACCGACAAGGTCCTGTCCAATGCGACTACGCCGTTACTGCGCTACAATATGTCGGCCTCGGGAAGCAATGAGCCCATGGGTATCGTCGCGGGGGGAGTGGTGACTTACTACTTCAACCCATACACGGCCAATCCTGGGGGTATGATGATCCCGGTCCGTCTGCACCCGTATCTGCCTGCTGGTACGATTCTGCTTCACTGTGAGAATCTGCCCGTCCAGTACCAGAACAACGAGGTGCCGAATGTCGCTGAGATGAGGCTCCGTCAGGACTTCTATCAGATCGACTGGCCGATGGTCACGCGTCGTCAGGAAGTGGGTACTTACGTCGAAGAGGTGCTGGCTGTCTATGCACCGTTTGCGTTGGGCTGCATCACCAACATCGCCAACGGCTAATAGCCAGATAAGTTAGTCAACCAGAGGGCGGGTTAACGCTCGCCCTCTTTTTTCAAATAGGAGAGTAACAATGGCAAAGATGAAAGCACCAAAAGACTGTGGGGGATTCTCCGCGGGCGGGAAAGAGTACAAGCTTTTCGGTGGAGTCGCTGATATCGATGATATGGCTGTTCAGGCGGCGATATCGCACGGCTTCACAGTGATTGATGATGAAGAGTACGAGAAGGCCATGAAGAAAGCGGCTGACAAAGAGTCTGCTGCTTCCAATCTGCGTGCGAAGGCTCTTGATAAGGCCATTCATGATGGCGAAACGCTTCTCAAGAGTTTCGAGAGAACCTTCAAAGAAATCGGCGACAGGCTTGACCCCGTCGTTAAACAGCAACTCTACGAGGCTTCTGGTGCCCTCGAGTTGGCCATCAAAGCGGTTGATCTGGAAAGCATCATGGCGGCAGCGGATAAGCTGGATGAAGTGCTTTCACAGGTAAGGAAATAAGTCGTGTCTGACTTGACCACGCTCGCATCTCTTAAGGAGTGGTTGCAGATACCAACTGCAACCACGACGGACGACGCTCTGCTCAGTCGTCTCATAACGTCTGCGAGTGCGTTCATGGAGGCCTGGCTCAATCGCATATTGACTAGCGCTAGCTACACTGAGCAGTATGACGGCAACGGTGGTTCAGTCATTCAAGTCGCTAATTTTCCTGTGACAGCGGTAGCTTCAGTCTCTGTGGATGGTGTCTCTATCTCGGCTTCTCCCGATAGCGGCATCGTCCAGTCAGGGTTTGCATTCGACGATCGTAGTATCTGGTTGGTAGGATATTCATTTAATCGCGGTCACCGAAATGTCAAGATAACTTACACGGCGGGGTTCAGCGCTATTCCCAAAGACCTGGAGCAAGCTTGCATTGATCTGGTTTCTTTGAAATACAAGGGGCGTGACCGTATTGGACAGACCAGCAAATCTCTTGGTGGCGAGACAGTGGCTATTTTTACCACCAAAGATATGACCGAGGATATTAAGACTGTCTTGAATCAGTACAAGAACGTCTTACCAATTTAAAGGAGGTAACATGGACTGGAATCTGATTGGAGCAATTCTTACTTCGCCGTTCACGTCTTATGGCGTGGCAGCCAGCGCAGGATTTTATCTTGGTCACCTCAACGGAAAATACCAGCCGATTGTCAATGGCTGGAATAAGGTGATTGGCTGGTTCAAGAAAGAACCTGTGAAAGCGCCTGGGGTGGATACTCAGGCTGTAGCTGCTGAGGTCATCAAGCAGTTGACAGCACAAGGAGTAATCAAGACGCCATGATTACAGTACGCGTTGTAGGTGACGACCGAATCATCCAGCGACTGAAGTCCTTGTCGCCGGAGGTTAGACGGCAGCTACAACGCTCTGTGACGCGCCTGGGGCTGCTTATGGCGACTGACGTTAAAGTCCATAGGCTACACAAAGATCGTGGCTCTCCACCGATCCAGGGAGGCCAGGTGCTGAGTGTTCGCACAGGTCGTTTGACCCGGTCTGTCCATCAAGGCATGGTATCCACTTCCAATGAGGTTATTGGCAAAGTAGGAACCAACGTGGAATACGCTGCTTATCATGAGTATGGTTTTAGTGGATCAGTCTCAGTAGCAGCTCATGTTCGTCACTTAAAAGACGGACGTATTCAGAACGTAGGCGCACATACGCGTAACGTCAATTATCCTGCGCGTTCTTTTTTACGCGCTGCTTTGAAAAGTTTTGCACCGCAGATTCGTGAGGAACTTCACGCCGCGGTAAGTCTCGCGATTTCTAAGACGATGGGATGAACATGGATCACGAAGCTATCTATACAGCGCTATTCAACTTGGTGAAAGACAGTACCACGTTCAAGACTCAAAGTAGAAAGTGGAAGCACTGGGATGATGTACCGGCGGCCAATTGCCCTGCACTTTTCTTAGTTCAATTGGGGGATGACGTTGATCTTGGTCAACGTGTTCCAGGACGATTTGATATGGATGCGGAGGTTGTGATCTATGCAGACACTGCGGGCGCTAGCGACCTCATCCCTATGTCAGTCTTGAATCCACTGATTGATAAAGTGGTAACTAAGCTTTCGACACCAGACCAGAATAATGCGCAGACACTCGGCGGTCTGGTGGAGTTTTGTAGAATAGCCGGGCGCATTGAAACAGATGGTGGAGCGCTCGGTGATCGAGCTGTAGCGGTCATCCCCATCAAGATGTTAACGACTTACTAACAGGAGAAACAGTCATGCAATATGCATTTGGTTCTGGTCAGTTGTTTGGCATCCCGTTATTCGATGCCGCGGGGGCCGCTATCGCCAATCCGACCCCCGTTCGGTTCGGCGCCATTCAAGACGTCACGATCGATATCAGTTCGACGATCAAGGAATTGCGTGGACAAAATCAATTCGCTCTTGACGTTGGCCGTGGCCCTGCGACCATCACAGGTAAGGCTCGCGCGGCGCAGATCAGTGCGGCGACGTTCAACGCGATTTACTTCGGCCAGTCCGTGGTTGCTGGTCGTAACATCGCGGTGGACAATGAGGCGGGGACAATCCCCACAACGCCTTTCGCCATCACCGTATCTCACTCCGCCAACTTCGTTGCTGATCTAGGCGTAGCTTATGGCGCGAACGGAACCGCCAAGGACGGTCTGCCGTTGACTCGTGTCGCTTCCGCCGCCACAGTTGGTCAGTATAGTCTGTCAGCGGGTGTATACACGTTCGCCTCAGCAGATCAAGCGGCCAATCCGAAGGTGGTCATCAGTTATACCTGGAACGATACCGCCACGGGTGTCAACCTCGAGGTGACTAACCAGCTGATGGGAACTTCGCCGGTATTCCTGTCTGAGTTCTACATCGTCAAGAATGGCAAACAGTTCAAGTTAAAATTGTACAACTGCATTTCAACCAAGTTGTCAGTCGCTACGAAGATTGACGACTATGCCATTCCGGAATTCGACTTCAGCGCCTTTGCCAATGCATCTGGCCAGGTCATGCGGTTCGACACGGCTGAGGTCTGATTCATAACATAACCTTTTTTTCAATAGGAGAGATAACTGTGGAAGATACACAGCCAAAGTTCGAGGGGGTTGAAGTAACGATCGCAGGGAAGAAGTATATTATGCCTCCGCTGACGTTGAAGCAAGTTCGAGTCCATGATGAGGACTTGAAAAAACTGAATAGCGCCACAGTGGCTACGGACGGAGATTCGCTCAATGCAGCTACCCGAGTTATCCAAGCAGCCATGTCCAGGAACTATCCTGACATAACTACTGATCAACTCGAGGATATGATCGACCTCGGGAATATCCATGAACTCGCTCAAGCGATACTGGGGGTGAATCAACTAAAAAAAGCGATGGCGCTAGCAGCGACGAGCCTTTAGACTGGGGCGAGCTGTACGCGCACCTGATCACAGTCACAGGATGGACCTGGGAATATATTGACGATTTCATGACCATTCCGAGATTAAATGATCTGGGAAAATACTGGGGAAAATTTCCGCCCGTCCATATAACGGCGGGAATTTTCACTGGCCTGGCGAATAAAAGTCCGCAAGGAAGTATGGAAGACTTGGCGACTTTATCGGAGGAACTGAATCATGGTGGATGAAGTCAAAGTCCAGTTCGGCGCCAGTACTCGTGAGCTTGAGGCTGGTGCTAATCAGTCTGCTGCCATTGTGGAGAGCGTGGCAAATAGGATGCGACAGGCATTCTCCACGCTCGCCATTGAGGAAACTGTCCGACGCGCTTTCGAAGCCACTGCACGACTAGCTCTTGAATCCGAGGTTCTTGGAAGAACTTTAGGTGTTACAGCTGGTGAAGCTTCCATTCTAAAAGACGCATTGAATCAAATCAGTTCAAGTGGAGAGGCCTATAGTTCCGCCTTTGTTCACTTCAATCGCCAACTCCGTGCCAATGAAGACTCCATGAATGCTCTGGGTCTGGCCACGAAGGACGCTAATGGCCATACTCGAGACAGTCAAGCGATTATGCAAGACGCTTTTAAAGTGATCCAGCAATATCGTCCTGGTATCGATCAGACTCGTGCTGCGATGTTCTTTTTTGGACGCAGTGTTCAAGAGGTCATGGCGCTACAACGATTGACTACTGCTCAGATAGAAGAATCACGCAAAGGCATGGAAGCCTGGGGTCTGACGGTCAATAAAGATGGAGTCGACTCCGCTCATAATTATCAAAAATCCATGTCAGACCTTGGCAACGCCATGCTAGGTATTCAAAAAATAATTTCTGACGCTCTACTTCCAGTCTTCTCGGCGTTCACAACCGACCTGTCGTCAAGCGCTTCAACAGTAATCCCAGCGGTCACTGTAGCGGTTAGTATTCTAGCAGCTGGTCTCATAGGGTTGAAGCAAGCTGCTGAGATAGTCTGGTATACTTTCGATGCTGTGGTAAAAGTTCTGGCTACGTTTGTCGCGTCGATGATCAATCAAGTAGAAATTGCCATTGATACCGCTGGTAAGATGATCTCCAAGATCAAGGGCCTTGATTGGAAGGGAGCTGGTGAAGCCGCTAAGACGGGTTGGCAATCGATGAAACAGGAAGCAGTTAATGCTAGTGAAGCCGCGTCACAAGCATGGGATGAAGATAATGCCAAGATAGTTAGTTCGACAGAAAAAAACGTCGAGCAATTAAAGCGTCTGTGGTCTGGGACAATGAAGGCTCTTGGTACTGAGACAACAGATATTAAGGCGCCTAAAATTGGTAAAGATGGACCAAGCGGTACTGGGGGTAAAACGTTTGTCGATCCTAATGAGACTAAAAGAATTGCTGAGATTCGTCTTGGAGCCGAGCATGATGCCGTGGTGGCGGCGATTGAGTTAGAGCGACAGAAAGCCCAGACATTATTGACATTAGGAGAGATTACAGCCGCGGCTGAGCTAGCCATTGAGCTGGAATTGAATCAGAAAAAATACGCTGCAGACGCCGATTTCCTGGATAAACTAAAAGTTCTGCATGGTACAGATCGTGTAGCACAGGCCAAAGATGCGGCTGAAGCTCTAAAGTTGAAGAAGACCAACGATCTTACTCTTTTGAAGGATGAGGATAAATTACTCATCGAGCGTCGTAAGAACTGGACCCAGTTTAATACCGATCTTCAAAACGGCTTTCAGGTTACTATTACTGATCTGCTGGCCAAAGGAGCCACTCTTAAGGAGAGTTTAACTAGTCTATGGAAACAAATATTCACTGGTTTTGTAGATAACATGGTAAGTAAACCCATTGCTGAGTACGCAGCGGGTTTGATAAAACAAACGGCTCTTTACAAATCTTTTCAGGGGATCATGCTTGGTCAACAGGCCGCGGGATCAGCTGCTACCGTGGCCACGAAGGAGTCTGAGGCGGGTACAGTCGTAGCGGCTAATGCTGCTGAAGCCGGTTCTGGTGCTGCTGCTTCGCAAGCTATGATCCCCATTATTGGTCCGGCTTTGGCAATCGCCGCCGCTCTGGCGATGCTCGCTTTCGTTCGTAGCATGAAGACAGCCGCGGGCGGATTTGACGTTCCGTCTTCTATCAATCCTATGACCCAGTTACATGGTGGTGAAATGGTATTACCCAAGGACCTAGCAGATAAAGTTCGAGGAATGACCAGTGCTCCTGCTCTTACCATTAACATCCAGGCCTGGGATGGTCGCGATGTTAAACGTGTACTAATGGATCACGGCTCGGCTATCGCGGATTCGCTACGAGCCCAGACAAGAAACTTTAGGATGGCCTAACTATGAGTAACGCCATTTTCCCCACTATGCCTGGATTAAAATGGGACACCAAGAAGGTTCCTATCTGGCGTACTAAAGTCCAGAGTACGGTCAGTGGAAAAGAGACACGCGCTGCGATGATGAGCTACCCATTGTGGCAGTTCTCTTTGTCATATGAGGTACTTCGGGCACGTGCAGCTCTTCTTGAGTTGCAAACGCTGATGGGTTTTTTCAATTCACGCAATGGCTCATTTGACTCATTTCTGTATACTGATCCTGATGACAAAAGCGTTACGGATGAGAATTTCGGAACTGGCAATGGATCGCAGACTGTTTTCCAATTGCTACGCGCTTATGGGGGATTTCTTGAACCGATTCAGAACGTCAACACGCTGACGAATATCAAGAAGAATGGCGTCACAATGGCGAATCCTGCTGACTACACGATCAGCAGTACCGGCGTTGTCACGTTCACGTCAGCACCGGCAAATGGCTTGTCGCTCACATGGACAGGGACGTTTTACTTCCGTGTTAGGTTTCTTCAGGATATGGCTGAGTTCAATCAGTTCATGAAAAATCTGTGGGACCTACAAAAGTTAGAATTCCAATCGGTGAAACTATGAAATCTGCTAGCGCAGGGTTGATCGCGTTATTGAACAGCGACACGTTCATCATGGCTGACTTGATCACGCTCACGCTGATTGATGCCTCTGTGTATCGATACACGAGCGCAGACATCAATCTCATTGTATCAGGTAATACGTTCTCGAAGGCGCTAAAATTCAAACGCGGTAGAACTCGTTTGGTGGTAGGTGTCGAAGTCGATACGCTCGATCTTGATATCTATCCTGAAAGCAGCAATCTGATTGGTAGTGTCCCATTTTTGCAGGCGCTCGCACGCGGTGCGCTGGATGGAGCACAAGTATTGCTTGAACGTGTTTTCATGCCGACGTGGGGAGACACCTCTGCCGGAACATTGGTCTTATTTTCTGGTCGTGTATCAGATATCGAATTCTCACGCACCGAAGCACGGCTCTCGATCAAGTCTGATCTTGAGCTGCTGAACGTGAAGCTCCCGCGCACTGTCTATTCTCCGGGATGCGTGCATACGCTCTATGATGCAGGATGTGCTCTGAATCGTGCCAGCTTCGCGGTGAACAGCAGCGTTGCATCAGGTAGCACAGATCGCGTCATCAACTGTTCGCTGGCACAGGCAGCAAGCTATTTCGATCAAGGTTATCTGGCATTCACCAGCGGTGCGTTGAATGGTGTCAAGCGAAACGTCAGAGTCTACGTGCCGGGCGTGATCACACTATCATATCCACTCAGCGCTATTCCTGCGATCAGCGATGCATTCACGATCTATCCAGGCTGCGACAAACTGCAATCCACCTGCGTAGCGAAATTTAACAACATCGTTCATTTCAGGGCGTGGCCTTATATCCCTGTGCCTGAGACTTCAATATGAATGAAGCATCACAGCGAGCAGCGGTTATCGCAGAGGCGCACACATGGCTCAAGACGCCATTTCATCACATGGCGCGCATCAAGGGCGCTGGTGTTGACTGTGCTCAAATCCTGATTGCGATCTATCACGCATGCGATCTGATACCAGATATCCAGCCAGGTTATTACCCGCAAGATTGGCACCTGCATAGCGATGACGAAAGATATCTTGAATGGGTAAAAGAATATGCCTATCAAGTAGATTTAGCACTTCCCGGCGATCTCGTGATGTTTAAATTTGGAAAATCTCATTCGCACGGCGCTGTCGTGATCGAGTGGCCGATGATCATTCATGCTTACAAAGGAGAAGGATGCGTCATTTCTGATGCGACGAAAGACCCGCTCGTGGGACGAAAAGTGAAAATTTTTCGCCTTAATCAGTGGGGTGAAAAATGAAGTGGTCAAATGTCGGTGCTGTCTTTGGCGGGATGTATGGGTGGCTGATTGGAAAATCGCTCGACAAAATGGGGCCAAGTCCACTCAGCACAGTCGAGCCGCGTATCGGTGCATTGCAGATTCAAACATCTTCCTATGGCGTGGTGTTACCGATTGTTTTTGGAAAGACTCGCATATCAGGAAATTTAATTTGGTATGGTGATTTTGTCGCAATACCTCATACGGAAACACAAAGCTCTGGTGGGAAAGGCGGCGGAGGGCAGACACAAAGCTCGACGACATACACCTATCAAACGGCATTTGCGATGGGGTTATGCGAAGGTGTGATTCTCGATGTGCCGACGATATGGATATCAAAATCAAAATATGTGCAGCGTACCGTGCCTGATCAGTATCCAGTCGTTAGCGAGAATTACAATTCAACTGGATCGCCAATTGGCGTAGCACATGCTGCACAGTTTACGGCAAATGTAAGTGTTCAATCTAGTTTTGATTGGCAAACCGATCTGATTGCCGGTACGGATTATACGGTGGCATCAGGCGTCTACACGTTTTATGGTATTTATCTCAGCGCTGAAGTTCGGATCAATTATCAATATCTCATCCCCTCTTATAATGTCAGCGCGCTTTCTGACGTAGGTCTTTCTCTTTTCACTGGCACTGATCCTCAAACCCCTTGGGGGTATCT